AAGCAAGCTTTGCTCATGAGTTTTCTGAAACCTGGTGAAGCTGCTCAGATCGGAGCTGCACGCGACGAAGCCGCCGAATTTCTCTACGAAAAGGTCGTGGAGCAAATGGAGCGTGATGATCGTCGCCGGCTCTGGGAGCAGCAACACACCCATGAAGAGACTCGTGAGCTGGCCCGAGAAATCGTCAGTGCTTGGCGCAGCGCGCCTGCAACGGAGGTGGCCCCTGACATCCCATTGCTTGTTGCAATTCGGAAGATGGAGAAGGCAGAGGACGCGGCCCACGAAGCAGCTAAGGTTGAGCATGAGATGATTGTCGCACGCTCCCTAAAAGAGGCTTTGGAGGCAAAAGCGGAGCTACATGCAGCCCGCCAGCTGACTCGCCCGAAACGGCCCAACCCCCGCACAAGGGCGAAACGTGCAGGTCTGCCGACTGATCGAGCAAATCCCGGGCAGTTTGCCAGGGCGCTCTCAGCGGCAAGGCTCGATGCCCCGAAAGCTATGATTGCTCCACCACTCCGCACCATTCGTATGGAAGCGGCTGTTGGTGAGGCTGTCGAGGCAGGAGAGTGTTCTTCCGACAGTGAGTCGGAAGCACCGACTGTTGTGCAGTCAACGTCGGTGGCAGCGAGGTGTGACGACTTTGAGTCGTCACCCGTGTTGCTGTACCAACTACCCTCCGCCGTGCCTATCGGGCCACGTTTCGCCAGCCGGGACGTTGTTCCGGCACGTTCGCGAGACCACCTGGACTCTTTGTCCGTTGAGGTACAGAGCTACGCTGTTGCGTCTGCTCCCTCATCGCACGCAAAGACTCTTATCGATGCTCAGATCGACGTTGGCGTTCGGCGATACTTTGTATTCGCGGACGCACCGACGTGTGACGATCCCACCGACTCGGCGTTTGTGCCGCAGTTCCCTGGTCATGAGCTCTCGAAGGTGGTCGAGGAGGGACTTGCGGCACGCCCACCAGCAGAAGGGATCATCGTGGTCGTCGGCAATATGCTGGCGATCATGCTCAGGATGATCTACCTGGCCTGCGCGTGGTTTTCACTTTGGAAAGGTGCGCACGTGGACAAACCGGACGTCGTCTCTGACGATGTCTGGAACACCGCGACGCGCATCGGCAACCAAGTGAAGTGTCCCGGACAAACGAGCG